CATAGAAATGTGTACCAAGAATTGCGTTTAAGTCACCAGCTGGTTTGAAACCTGGAAGTGTTCTTAAGATTGAAGATGCTTTGTGACCAGCGATAAGAGTTGTAGCTCCACCTGAACGTCCAGCATTATTAAGGATAACTGCTTCTGCGTCTGCTAATGCATCGAAGAAAGTAAGTTTGTGCTCTGTGTAAGAGTATGAAGCTCCACCAGGAATTTCTTTATCCCAATTAGTGTTACCAGTTACATTTGAGTAAGCAGTAGCAACAACAGCACTTGCAACTTCAGTTGTAAGTTCTTGAGTCAGGTCTTTAGCCATTGATTCTTCAACATTGATTCCGAATCTTTTACCAAGAGTAAATGATTTGAATAAACCAATATCAGAACGTAGTGCGAATGTACGAGCTTTAACACTCATAGAGTCGAATTCAGAACGTACAGTTGGGATCTCATTAAGAACCTCAAAGTTTGTAGCATAAGATACAAGAACGTCATCTGAGTTAGCACCTGGATTAACAACTAAAGTTACAGAGAATGTACCATCAACATAATTGATTGTACCTTGTCCACCAAGACCAATTAAGTTACCCTCACCGTCATCAATCATTTTGATAGCAGAGTTTGAACCAAGTGTTACTTCTACTGTTCTTTTACGAACTGGAACATATGAAACTGTACCACCATAAGTAAGTTGAGCATCAACAGTATCACCATTGATTTCAGCGTAAATTTCTTCACCAGCAAATGCTTGAGGACGTTTTACACGACCATTTTGTACGTTTGTAAGTATGTCACCATCAGTAACATTACCACGAGTTGTACCAGCAACTACATTTTTGAAGTAGATTGTACCTTGTTGTTCTTGTAAAGGTTGAATTGCAGCCATTAAAGCAACTGGAGACTGAGCAGCAGAAGCAGTAATTACGTCAAGAGCAATATTTGGAAGAACACCTAAGTCACCCATTGAACCGTTTGATTCAGAAAATTCTTGAAATTCTGAGTAGTTTTCTAGTTGTTGACCAAGAGCATATAAGTCTTCGTTGTTTACACCACGAGTTGTAGCGATATTAGAATTCGTCTTAAAGAATTCCATGTGATCAGCGAATTTTTCGAAATATAAATCAACTTGTTCGTTTAATTTAGAATGTGTCATTTATTAATCCTCCTAAGGATCTAATTATTTTTGTAAAAATTTTAAAGTTAGAAACTTAAGGCATTTTTTGCTACCCAGAATAGTTTACTTTGCTTTTATATAGTTTTATTTAAGGCTGAAATAAAAAAGTTTTTCTTATTTTAACCTTTTGCAAGACTCTTTAGGTAACTTTGTTTGCCTTCATTCGCTTTATGTGGCGTATAAGTTGGAATGTCTTCTACTACCGGAATATTTTTTCTTATCTTTTTAGCAGATTTTTTTATGTATTCGACTATTTTATCTTCATTTTTAAACTTATCAAGCGCAGATTCTACAACTGTTTTTTCAACTCTATAAACAGAAGCTAAATGTGTAATTCTTAAGTCAGACATTTCATTCTGTGAAGTTGATAAGCTTTCTTTAAGTGAGATGATCTCTTCATTCTTAGAAACGATTATTGTTTTGCTTGCAGTTAGCTTAGTGTTTAGAGTTTCTACCAATGAATTATTCTCTTTATCACTTTCTGAACTAGAAGTTGTATATTCGTGAATCTTCATCTCCAATTCTTCGGACTTATCTTCTAATTGTTCAGTCAATTCTTCAACTAACGTTTCTAATTCTTCATTAGCACTAGTTGAGTTATTGAGTGAAGATCTGATTACAGAAAGCTCTTTACTCTGATTAATGAGTTTTTCAGTAATTTCTTTAGGAGTAACCAATATTTCCTTTTCAACTATCTTTTCAACTTCTACCGTTTCGGTGATAACTTTTGGCTCAACTACTGCTTCAGCTCGTTTTTCACTTGCAAACTTCAGATGCTCAATTTGTTGCTTAAGAACTTTGTTGACATTCATTTGTTGCTCGAGTAAATCACTTCCATTTTCAGTTAATGTCAGCATGAACTCTACGAAAGACTCTTCTGACTTATTAGACTCTTCATCACCTTTTCCGTCTTCATCACCTTTTCCGACTTCTTCACCATCTTTATCGATTTTTTCAGTTAAGTTAATAATTTTATTACATACTACTATAATGCTTTCATCTATATCTTTCTCTTTAGATATGCTTTCACATATAGTGTTGATCTCAGTCATGTCTGAAGTTGTGATTTTATCATCTTTATCTAAAAATTCAATTAGTTCTTCATAATATTTTTCATATTCTACGTTGTAGCGAACTAATTTAGTAAGGAGTTCAACGTATGAAATATAATTAGAAAGTAATTTAGCATCAATAGATATATCACCTTGCTCTGCGCCATCTGGCTTCGATTTATTGTCTTCGCCATCTGTATCTTCGATTTCATTCACGTCTATATCTTTAGTGTCCGAACTTTCAGATGCTTTTGCTTTTGCTAAAATTTCATTCTCAGCAACGATGTTTCTTAGCATATCTACGATATCTTCCTTAGGAAGATCCATAATGCCCTCGAATTTATCTTCTTCAACATCTTGAGCGTCTTCATTCATCTTTTGTAAGTCTTCACCGAGCTGACAAATACCATCTTCACATTGAATTTGATTTTTGTCTTCAGCTAAGAACGCAAGATCTCCTGAAATACTTTCAACGAGTTTAGGGTTCGTTTGTAAAAATCCTGGTTGTATAACGAAGTCGATACTTTCCAGTTGGAAGTTCTTAGAATCAAGAACTTTGTACTCTTTACCGTCTTTTTTCTTAGTTTCATTAGTGAAACCACCGAACGCACGAGTACTAACATACATTTCAGAACCACTTCTTAAAATAGTATTAAGAATTCTACCACTAGCTGTGTCTAAAATTGCATATTCAGCTATTCCTTCTCCAGTTTTCTTATCTATCTTGATGCTAGTAACTTTATGTGAAACTTTACCAGCTTCTAGCAACTCATCAAGTGAATAATCTTTAGGGTGACCGATACAACCGAACATAAGTCCTCTATCAAGAGCAGTTTTAGTTTCGTTGTGATTAAGTGCATTTTCCCAAAGTTGCCCTGGATAAAATCTACCATTGCGAGAATAACTGTCCATGAAGAATGCTGGACCTTTTACGACCGCAAGCACTCCCTCTTCGAGATCTTTCTTATTTTCATTAAAGCTAAATCCGACGAATGCCTGATTTTCAAAAATTTGATTCATATTGTATCCTTATATTAGTTTTATTTAAGTAAACAAAAGATCTAGTCTTTCATAGATTATGTTACCAGCTAATGTGAAGTCTACTGCCTCAGCAGCAGCAACTTGTATTTTAAATTCTGTAGAATCGGAATCATTAGATAAATCATTAAGTTCTCTTTTTGCATAAACGTACATTTTTGGATCTTGAAAAAACTGAATAATATCATTCAGTAATAAGTAATCTTCACTGGGAATATCACCGCTTGTATATGCCTGGATTAATGAACTTTTCACATAACCAGCATCTTCTAGAAACATATTAACTATGTCTAAGAATTCAGACATTGCTTCTGGGTCAGCTTCATAATATTGGAGCTCAAGATACAAATGAGTCTCTATACTACTTAGTCCAAGAAGTGAATCATTCACTTGCGTCATACTTATAGTTTGGTTTCCTTCAGAAGTTCCTTCCCAGTCACTCATAAAGTAATATTGATAACCAGCAGTTTCACGAAGAGCATTAAATCGACCAAGAGCCTTATGAAATCTTTTTCCCTTTGTACTCTTGTTCCACTTGCTGATACCTTTCTTCATAGAGTTTTTATCTCTTCTCCAACGATCTTTCATCGCTCTTGATTTCTTGTGGTCTTTCTTTTTACTAACTAATCCAAGTCTTTTACGGACTTCAACTTCATCTAATTTTAATATTCTGAACTGAGTCTCGTCTTTTATGTTTTTAAATTTCATTACCACTTCTCCCCTTCTTCGCCGTCTTCTTCACCATCATTGTATTCAAATATTTGGAAACCAGTGATATTCTCGAACTGAGCATTCATAAACTTAATATAATCTTCGTATTTAACATTTACATTTTCGTTATCATCAAAGTCTTCCACGAATGATTTAAAGTTATCAAGCATACTAACTGTTAGGTCAATGAACTCTAGCTTTTCTAAATCATCAGTGTTAAGAACATTTAGGAATTTAATATCGATATCTTCTTTAATGTAATTATCGAAACCGTTGTTCGTTAAGTGAACGATAAGTAATCTCTGAATTCCCTCCTTAAGAGCGAACTGAATAGATTTTAGTTTTTTCGTATAACGGATATGGTCTTTAATTACATCTGACTTCATACCCTCTTCATCGACAATACTACTTGGAAGTCCAATAGTACTTAAGATCATTTTACGAAGATCGTAAATCTTATCT